TGGACTTTTACGGTTGCCCGTACTAGAGGAAACGGAGAGCCTCATGGCTCCTAGGACCTAGGTCCCCAGATTACTCTAAGAGATCGGCTTAACCAATCAAATAGTATAAGGATGTCTTTGTCCTTACCAATACTATTATACATAAGATGGGTCAACCATTTTATGTAAAGATAAAGAAGTGCTTTTCAGCAAAGCTGGAATGTCATCCTCTTTATAAAAGAAGTTTCCTTCTCGGAGAATATACTCCTTGGTAAACTTCTTAAAGTCAGTAAATTCTGGCTTAATCGGGTCAATTTCTTTATAGATCTTTTCCCATACAACCTTAAACTTACGTCTTAGGTTTTGAAGGGATAAGTCTCGGACTTTCCGATTAACTGATCCATTCAATAAAATGCTAAATGCATTTAACCTCCCAACTATATTCTCTAGATCACTCCAGGGTCTATAGCCGAGGTCTTTAATCCTACTAATGAGAGCAGTATAGCCCTCACCAGGTATGGATTCAATTTTGACTTCATCTCGAGTATAAACTTTGAGAGACTTCAAAATATCAGGAAGTTGACTATGCATCTTCTCTTCAAGGACTATATCTTTAGCTGTGCTAATTCGTATAGACCTAATTAAGAATGAATATAAAAGAAATTTTTTATCATCCTTCAACTTATATATTGCATATAAGTATGATATACATGTATCAGTGAATTCATCACTGCCATATGTATACGGACCTTTAGCAAATGGTAGAGAAAATCCACCAAATACTGGAGGTAAATGAAGATTCATATTATGAGTCTTACGAAGGCTGCTAAAATTAGCAACCCAAAAGAGTGTTTGGGCTAGCTTAGAATCGCCAGACCACCACTCAAGGGCAGTAGCTAAACTACTGCCCTGACCAAGGACGGGACTCTGTTCAGATCCTGCTACCTTGGAAAAGGAGTTTATTAACCGACCCTTGACAATGTCAAGATAGGCATAATCTCCAAACCTGCAATTTGCAGGTATAGATTCTGGATCTTTTGGGAGACACACAAAGTTTTCACAAAAGACTCCAAAATAAGGGGACTCACCATGTTTCCCCTTTGATTTGACTAAACCAAATATAACTATTAGGTGGTCAAAATGACGGCAATATGACTCTGAACACAGAGCAATCATATCGTCGCCAGCATGTTCCGAAAGTATCTTTGGGAACCCATAGTTCAAGACTTGCTCGAACTTGGCTGGAAATAGAAGTTTTTCAAACTTCTCATATTCAGCATAAGCCTCAGCTATTATGGACATAAGTCTTAATAATAGCGTGAGGTGCATGAAGCTGAGAGGTTCACCCATGAACGACCCAACTTCAGATTCAAAGACATCGACTTTTAAGTCAAAATCTTTGATAACCTCATGATTCCACATGAGTTCTCTTTGAGGCCGTACGTTAATCATACGTATGGCCCTCCAAAGACGGGACGAAGGTGTGATTTGTTCAAACAAATCAAAATTCGCCCTTAATATATCAAAAGATATATTATAAGTGGCCTCTTTGAGGTCAAGAGAGAAAATTCTTTGAAATTTCTCTCCTTTAGGAATTCTTTTAAAGAATTCCCAAAGTTTATAGTTCTCTTCGAGACCTATTTGTAGAGTTTTGTCATTAGTCAAAACTTCTACAATAGCATGCCTCATTGGCTGAAATAATTCAGTGAACCAGGCAGGCTGGCACGTAACCATACGTGCTTTAAGGCCACTCTCAATCGAGAGAGAAGCCTTAGAAGGGATATTTCTATCCAAAAAGTAGATTGGGTTTGTCCCTTTTTTCCACATGGGGAAGGGATCCAAACGAACAGGATCTACATCAAAATGGCCATAGCGGAGCATTTCGGTGGCCATACAGGCAAGTATAAAATCTCCAGAATTTTCTGTTAATTTAGACTCGCCCATAACCTGTCTTTCAAGCCCTACAAGCTTGACAGAAGGTTTAAAGAATAATTCATAAGCATAGCTTGAATTACTCTCATCAAACACATATCCATAAGGTAAATTACCAAATGGATCTAGGTTTGCAAAGTCGTTCATGACCCAGTTAACTTCTGGATCAGGAGCGGCTAAGACTTCCCTTCCGAGAAAGTCTGTTAGTTCCCAAAAATCACATCGTTGATCATAAGGAACTTTAAACTCATAAGGTTTTGCTAATATAGAAGCAAAATATGAGCCACGTCCTCCGTCTGACCTTGAATTTTCAAAGCAGGCAGAAGATGAAACGCTTATATGAGGCCGAGTATTATACTTGGTACTCAAAAAGGGTTTAAGACGCCTTAGAGAATATTTATATCCATCTATGGCTTCTTTGGATACCTTTTTTGGTATCTGAAGGAGTGCAGTGACTTCTGACACTGCATCCTGTACTTGTGCTTCCGAAGGGAAGGGTAAACTTCTCTTAGAAACACAAATTTGACTTAACATGAAATATTCATTAAAAGTCAATTGAGGAAGTTCATTATTCTCCTTGAAGAATAATTGAGCTCTCTCTCTTATCCAACCTAACTCTCCCCTAAAGAAGGGTAAGGGATCCTTACGATCAGGATAATTGGGATAAATCCCATGAGTCCAGTCTATTTCCTTTGGAGTACCAAAGGCTAAGGCTAGACAAAGATCAGAGATCTTTTTAAGGTAGCCGATAGCTAAGTCCTCGTTATCGAGACCTACCTTTAAAAACCATACTTTGAGATCATAGATCCCTTTGTAGGTTTCAATACTATTTAAATTCTTTACAGAAAGTAAAATAGTATTACCAAAACCTCTGAAAGCCTTATTAAGGCGATCAAAATGTTTTGGACCTATCTTTCTGAGATACATCTTCTCTCGTCCAGACAGGGAAGAAACAAGTGAGGAAGCATCATAGATGTCCCACGGGTCTCTAGGAGTCCCATATAGAGGCACTGCTTGTACTTGGTTACCAATTACAATGTAATTGCCTTGTAGCAGGCCCCCAGCTACCATTACTGGTAAGGCTCCGTGGCTTGCAAGTCGCGATAATATCGCTACTCGCTTGGCATATTTGCCATGGCGTAGCTGCATTTTAAAATGCCGCTGATCATCCATAAGGAAGATCTTTCTGAGTGAAAAGAGGGATTATCTCCC